TGCATAATGCACGACGAGTCTTGGTTCTTGTTGAGAGTAATCAAAGCATCCCCAAGTATGTTTTTTTTCTGGTAAAAATAAAGATCGAATCAGTGGTCCAAGATCCTTGTTCCGTGCTGGAAGTTGCTGTAAGTTTGGATTATTGTAACTAAAACGGCCTGTAACTGTCCCTCCTTGGTCTGATCTTATCTGATTAATTTCTGCATGGATTCTTCCCTTATATTCGTATTTAATAATTGTATCAATAAATGTTGTATGAGCCTTGTTTATTTCTCTAGCTTTTGCTATCTTTTGAACTAAAGGATGTTTATGTTCTTGCAAAAAATTTTTGGTAAAAGATGGTGACTGGGTTTTCTCTGTTCTTTGGTAATCTAGTGATAGTTTGTCAAAAACTTTGGCGATCGATCTGGCAGCCCATATTTGGGGCTCTATGTTTGTCTCTTTTTTTACTTGCAGCAATAACTCTTCTTCTTGTGAAACTAACTTTTGTTTCAATTTGTGAGCTCTTTCAACGTCCACTCGCACGCCAAGAAAACGCATGTCTACCAGACAAGGAAAAAGATCCGTCTCTAAACTAAAAATACTTTCAATGTCTTGATGAATAATTTCTTTCTTCATCATTTGCCATAAATCAAAAGTTAACTCAGCATCTCGCTCTGCATACGATCCAACTTCCATCGCTGGGAGTTGCCACATGTCTGCTTTTGGATCAAGTCCTCTAGACTTTGCTGCTTCTATTAATTCGTTTTCAGATTTACCATAACCAAGATAATCCCAACCTAAACTATTTAAACTATATTGATAACGATTCTCATCTACAAGAGATGCTGCAATCATGGTATCAACAATTAAACCGTTTATTTTTATACCTAAATGTCGTAGCCAACATACATCGTACATTGCGTTGTGAAAAATTTTGACAGCATCAGTAGACATGGTATCTTGCAACCATGACAGAACTTTTTTTCGAGGCATGTTTGGACCTGATGCGTGACCGATCGGAAAATAAAACTTGCGACCAGAAACCGCCACAGCAATCCCTACCACGTCGCCATTTCCTATCACCGATCCTGAACCTGATTTTCTCAAATCGGGATCGCGAGTCTCTAAGTCAATCGCAATCTCATCGTAAGACCTAAGATCTGGAAACTCCTCTGGCTCTGTCCATTCTGTTTGTGGTTTAAAAAAAGGTATCTTCATTTATCCCATTCTTTTCTAAGTCGATCTATTTCTAAATCACAATAATGTTTTATTTTATTTAAATCTTCTATTTTATTTTTTTTCAAATATCTCACGACGTATTTAATTACATTGCCTTGAAAAAAATTTAATTTATTTTCCATAATAAAATCAAAAGGTTGTATCTTTAATTTATAATGATCTCCTCCCTCTTGATGATCAGATGCTTTTATAAAAAAATCTTTGTTTGTCACAACTGATAACCATGCCTTTCTTTTTTTGCTCTCATTAAATAAAGATTATTTTTAGCACGAGTCGCTCCAACATACCAGACTCTATGTTCCTCATCTCTTTTTTCATGGTTATACATAACAGAATCTCTAATTTTTTGAGAGTTATCTAAAATTAAAACTACAGAATCTTCCTCACCACCTTTGGCTGCATGAATCGTTGATAGTTTTATCCTTGCATCCTCTGATAATTTTTCACCGTTTGACAACATATGTCTTAAATAATCTCTTTCTACCATGGGTACAGCTGTAAAAACTTCATACCATGGTTTAGTTTTATCTGGTTCGTCACCACAACACTCCAATATATCCTTTATCTCGTTATCTTCTAACAGCTCACCCTTCGTCCAATTTGTATAATTAACAATTGTTTTGTAAAGTTTTGCCTTAAAACTTTTACCTTTTTTATATTGATAATACAATCCCATCTCTTGTAATTTTTTCATCACGTTTTTTAATTTACTATTGGTTCGTGAAAGAATTAACCATTTACCTTTTTCTAATTGTAACTGACCAATATTATTGACATACTCAATCTTGCCTTCAATATCTTTTGGTAAATATTTTTTATATACTTTGATGCCTTGTATTCTTTCTGTAATAACTTTTGATAATTCTTGAATAGATTTTGGTATGCGTCTGGATTGTGTTAAGATTTGTTCTGTGCCAGGCTCCTCAATAAAACGTGTAACATCTGCTCCTGCCCACTGAAATATTGCTTGGTCATCATCCCCTGCAAGATAGATATTATTTGTTTTAGTTTTTAAAATATCATACATCATCCACTGTAGGGGTGAAAGATCTTGGGCCTCATCAATAAATACAGCGTCAAAGTTTGGACACAATTCAGGTTTGTTAACAAATCTTTTTATCATGTCATTAAAATCTAATAAATTATTTTTCTTTTTATACTCAGCTAAGTTTATGATGATATGACGTAAAAGACCCGGATCAATATCTCGATCTTGATATTCTTCAATATCTTGGTTCTGCATTTTATTTATGGTTTGAAAATAAATATTGTCCGATGTTAAAAAATGTATTTGTTGATCATTAAATTTATCGGCGTAGTTTACTCGTATGCCAAGAATCTTACCTAGGTCTTCATAGTGATAAGGTTGCATCACACTATCTTCGCTAAGACCGAGAGTGTGAAATGCAAAAGCGTGAAGTGTTTGAAAGTATTTTAATTTTTTATCGGGTAAATTTATTCGACTCTTCGCTTCATTAGCAGCTTTACGAGTGAAAGCAAAATAGCCAACTTTTTTTATATCATATTGTTTTACAAGTTCTAAGAGTTTAGAAGTTTTTCCTGTACCTGGCGGGCCATAAATTTTGTGCACTTTACAAGATGTCATTTTTATCTTTCATCTCAATAATTTCATCTGCAGTTTCTTCTTTTGTAAAATATTCTAATGAGATCTTCACACAATAGATTCCCTGTTCTTTTGATTTAGGAAATCTTTTTCTTTCTCCAAAGGTTGCTTGATAACTTTTTTGCATCATGGTCGCTGTTCTATCCTCTTTTATTTTCCAGTCTTTATTTTTTAAATGATTAAAAAAATGTTCGTAAACAAAGTATGCATAGTTCTCCTCAATTAAAGTTGACCCACTTTTAAATGATGCATAGGTCTTCGCGATCACTTGAAAGATATAATCATTTAAATATTTATGTAGTTGCTCTTCAGGACTTGTTCCTGAAGCTGGTTGCATGACTTCCTCTGTATCTTTCAATCGATCAAGTATAATTTGAAAATCGTTATCTTTTATCTTTGGAGGAATGACAGATGTTTGTGCAGCAATTAATTTTCTAAGTTCTCGCATTTCTATAAGTTTATCGATCGTTCTTGCAACGATTTGTTTTTTAGTTTCTCCGCTACCTTTATCTGGTAATGTAACTGTAAACCAAAACTCTGGTTCTGGTTTATAATCATACTTCACTAAATTAGATAACATTGGCCAAGTTTTCTTTTTGTCTGATGCGATACCAAACTCTCGTCTAACACAGACTGATTTTACACAGTGATTAACGATTGGATCTTCAGTGCAAGTGTGTCCCTTAGTTTCTTTCTTCCATGCTTTAATTTTTGATTTAACTCTATTGTCATCCCACTCTGGAGAATATTCAAAGTATTTTCTTGCTGCCTCTTCTACTTTCTTCTCCCAGTTATCAGGGTATTTTTTCTTCGCAAAAACCATATAATTATATAGAAATCTATCTCGTCCGTCATTTAATTTATTTTGAGTTAACGCTTGCAAACATGGAGGACCATCATTAAACTCTTCGTCCCCAGATTTTAATTGTTTATTTATTATCTCTGAACCAAAATTTTCTATGGACTCTTGTGTTTGTAAATTTGTTTCTACAATCTGTATAAACTGTTCTAATGTAAATTCTGTTCCATCGTGTGGATTAACTGCAACTCGTTCTGTTTTATTGTAATAAGGTAGATTGATAAAGTTACCATTGATTTTTGTTCCGTCGTCCGTGGTTCCTAGTTCTGTTTGCTTTGGAAATATTTCTGTGGTTTGTTTTAATTTAAATGTAA